GAGGCTTGATTAGGTATATAATTAAGCTTGTAAGGTGTGCTAGGCGTTCCTGATGCTGTTAATGGCTTAGATTTTAACTCTAAAGTAGCTCTAACAACATAATCTGTGCCACTTACTGCACTTGTGCTAATACTATCATCAAGAAAGTATGCTGTATATTCTTCTAGTGCAGTGCCATCTATTGCTAGGTCAATCTCAAAAGGCAGTGAACCACTTTTAGTATAAGTTGCATAAAATGCTTTGAAGTAGTCGTAACCACCTGCATCATATGTCCACTGTACCTGTACTACTACACTTGGGTTTTTTACTGTTTGTCTATACTTACCAAGGCCGCCCTGTAAGACTGCGCCTATAGTTTCTGCACGCTCCGTAAAACTGTAACTTGCGCTGTCGGGTGCAATAGCAAACTTAGTCATGACTTAACGCCTACGTTGTGTATTTGTGTTGTTAGCTAATGTTTTACTTACCCTACCGTTCGGATTAGATATGTCTGATGCAATAACTCTAGGTGCTTCGCGCTGTACTGTCTGTGTTGCTACTTCTCTGGCAATAATACGCACATCTGTTTCGCTTATCTTTTGCACGCTTATGTTAGAACTACCATAGTTCTCAACAGTAACATTTAGCTGACCACCACCCATTGAACTATTAGGTGTTATTCTGCCCATAGTATTACTAGGCATTGTTAATAGTTCAGCACCACGCTCACCAACTATATAGCTCTCACCTCCGCGTACCTGTCCACCTAATGCACGACCTGCTGTGCCACCCTTACTTTTACTTTTTACACTCGCTAAGTAACCTGCTGTAGCACCTATAAACGCCGCCGCCGCTAGTGGTGCTATTTTCCAACCTAACAATGGGATTGCCGCCGCCGAACTTGCCGCGTTTATAGCACCTGCCGCTTGTCCTGTTGCCGCATTTGTAATTATGTTAGCTTGGCTAGTTGCCGACGCTGTTTTTTCAAGTGCCTGTCCAACTACAAAATGCTGTAGTCTTTGTGCCGCCATTTGACCTAATGCAGATAGTTGGTCACGCGCCATAGCTTCAAATACACCGCCAATAGCACCTTTAATGCCTTGTCCGTCCATTATTATATTCTCAAAGGCTCTACTAAATCCTTGCTCGAATGTATTTATACCTGCTCCCGTTATATCATTAAAGGTTATCATTGCCTCAGTAGATTGCTTGAGCCATTCTGTCCAATATAGTTGATTAGCATTTAATTTATCTTCAGGGTCACCTTTACGGGCTTCGATTTCTGCTATGGCTTGTTCTATCTTCAATGCCGCTTCTGTTCGCATTTTTAAAAGTGCCGCGCTGTATATTTGTTCAGCTTCAAGCTTACGCCTATTAGCCACAAAGACACTAATTACTTCTGCTTCTACTAAAGCATTTGCGGCATTGATGCGAATAAGATATTCATCTTTTAATAACTCTGTTTGCGTCATACTAGCTTTTTTAAGTTGCTCTAGTATGGCCATGTTTTGTTTATTTTGTGTTTCTTGTTCTCTTAGTGCTTGCTTCTTTGCATCTTCCTTAACTTTCTCTAATCTAATTTCTTCTTTAAGGTTTGCTATAATCTGTCTTTGACTTTTATGATATTTCGTATCTGCGGAATCAGCCGCTAGTTGTCCATTTTCTATCGCTATAAGCTTTAGCTCTAACTGCCTTATAGTTTCTTGACCGCGTGTTAGTTCATCTTTTTCTTCTTTTCTTTTCCTTTCCGCTTCACTTTTTCTAGTATTTGCTATCCTTTTATTAATTTCTTCTACTTCTAATTTACGTTTTTTATTTTCCCTAATTTTTTCTGTATTTCTTGTTAGTTGTATTATTTGTTCTTTTTGTTCTTGTGTATAAATTTTACTGTCTCTTATTACTTGCTCAAAGCCTTTGCTTTCCAAGTCAAATCGTTCTTGTAATTGTTTTATTAATCTTTGTCCTGCTTCTGTGCTTTTTGTGTCAATATTTAGTTCTAAATTTGCCAACTCTCTTGACTTTCTAAGTTCACCTAACAGTGTACTCATATTTTCTATAAATTTTACTGCTTCGTCGCTTTCGGCATTTGCAAATATATTAGCCATGAGATCAGTAAAGTTATCGCCTACATCTTCTGTATTGGCCATTAGTTTAGCAAATTCTTGTCTTAGTAATTTTATTTCGCCACCAGTTGCATTTGCTGACTTACCAATTTGTTCAAAATCAAACTCTGCAATCTTACTATCAAAATTACGTGTTACATATATAAACTTCTCAAATTCTTTGCGCGTTGCTTTTGTTGTTACTTCTAATTGTTCATCAACTTTTAAATTGAACAGTATAACCTGCATACGTGCCAAGCCTTTTGATTGCTGTGACAATTCTTTTAGACTATTACTAAGCTCATACGCGCCTGTTGAGCTGTTTCTTATAAATGTTTCATTTAGTGCTTCACTTGTTTCTTGTAGCTTTTCTAAAGAATGATCTGCGCTCAATACACTAGCTATAAATAAACTACCTAGTGCAGATGCAACACCTACCACCGCACCCAACATAGGCTTACCTAAGACAAAGCCAATATCTGCTGACTGTTGCCCAAATGCACGCATTGGGTTTTGACCACCTGCTATCTGTCCAACTAACTGTTCTATTTGTATAGCGGCAAGTCCTGCCTTTTGCCCCATGTTACCTGCGCTTCTATTCATGCGCTCTTGTGTATTTAATGCACCGCCCGTAACTTTAGTTTGTTTTTCTAACGCTTGTGATACTTTTTTAGACGATTGTTCTAATGCTTTTTCACTTTTTACTGTACTGTCTATTGCGTTGCCAAACTTATCAATTTTTTTTGTTGCCTTATCAACACCTTTTGCTTTGACTTCTATTTCTAATGACGATTTTTCGGTGGCCATTTGCTTAACTCCTCACCCAAGTGTCGGTTTAACTTTATTATTGCGTCAACTTCCCAAGGGCTTAATGTAATTCCTGTTAATCTTCCGTATGCTTCTAGCTCACTATAACTGTATTCTGGTAATTCACAAAATAACTTCCATAAATCAACTAACTCATCTCGTAAGGTAGGTGCGTTAAGTAAGTCTTTTGGTGTCTTACCTGTGCTTTTCTCTACCTGCTTATATGTATCAAAACGACTAACTTCTGACCCTTTTGGCTTCTTGTGTATATAATTTACCCAACGGCCATAATATATAAAGTCATCAATTAGTCGCTCGTAAAATTTTCACCATTACCTAGAAACTCAATTAACTGCCTTACAATGCTAGGTGAATTGTCATACAATTCATGTGCCATTTCTTTACTATACTTAACTTCTTTGCTGTTATTGACTAAACCACGCCAATCTATAGTTGCATTTACCAGTGCTACTATATCCATAGCCTCAAAGTCTATACCTGCTTTCTCGTAGTCAAAGTCTGGTTCGTCGCTTTGTGATCTTGCATTTAATAACTTACGAGTTTGTACTTTCTTCTCTCTACGCCATACTTTTGAATCAGCACCACATATTTTAATAAAGAAGTCTGTTGGCTCACCACTTACGGGGTCGAGTATATTACACTCAGCCCCGTTATCGTGATGTTTTGCTGTCGCTAGTTTGTTAAACTCCATTATGCATCAGCCCTTGTAATTTTAATCTGTGAAGTATCTGAAGTGTCATATAACGCTACAAATTCCATACCGATTGTAATAGCACCTTCGCCTGATACATCTGGCTGACCACTATTGTACTTAACTCTTGGCAAGTCGATTGTATAAGAGTTGCCGTCTAAGTCTGTTAATACTAATTGTATGCTCGACTCAGTTTCGTTTAAGAACTTCTCATATAGTGTTTTGTCCTCAAAGTATGTTGTAAGCGTACCAGTTAGTCGTGACTTACCGATTGATGGTCGCTGTGTAGTTTGGCTACCAACAGCAAACAATGGCTCTATGCCGTTCTCTAAGCTCATTTCAATAGAAGTGACTGTTGCGATTGCTGAACCACCTTCTTGTATTGAACCTGTAAAACTATCGAATGGCTTGTTTGTGCTGTCTGCGGCATAGCTTGAACCTGTTATTGCGGCTGTACCGATAGATAGGTTTTTACCTACAACACCAAAAGTTGCTTCAACCATTGCGTTAGGTGATACAGATAGGCTTAATGAGTTAAACTCACAACCTGTATTTCTGTGCCATTCAGGGGCAGTTAAATCAGCAAACTTACGTTCTATAGTAAATGAACGTCTTGTTGTACCTGCTTTTAATACGTCTGCCGCCCATGTTCCGCATAATACTGCTTCTAAGATGTCATCAAAGGCTTCGTATTCTAGTTCTGCTGATACATCGCCACCTACTGACTTATTACCATGTCTGAAATCTTCTACTTGTCTGTCACCTCTTAGCTTTTCGCTTTCAATGCCATCTTTACTAATACCAAGTGTTGTACCTGTATTGGCAAAAGGTTTAAATGAGGGTGTAGATGGGGTTGTGCCATATGTCGTTTCCGCAATATAGGCAATGCTATGTTGTGCTCCGTTTGCTATAGTCATACTCTTGCTCCTGTGTATGCGTTAATGTTTACGGAAACTGGAACGAAAAACCATGCCCCGTCGTTTATTGCAGGTGCGATACTAACCGACCTTACTCGCAATTTCAAATTATTATATGTAAGCACTGTACCACGCTTAAAGTGATCTGCTACATTATCCGTCAATGTTGTTCTACCACTACCCCTTGGACTAACAATATCTATTTGATAGATACCTTGTGTTTCATCTTTACCATTAGTTCCTAAAGTAACCTGTAATGTATCAGCAGGTATAAAGTTTGGTCTAAGATATGTAGTATTAGTTACTGGCTTATACGTTATGTTTGGCCATGCAATATCATATCCACCTGATAGTGTGCTTAGTTGTGTATCTAATGCCGCTTGCATATCGTTAAAAAACGTACTCATAACCCTTCTTCTTTTCTTGCTTGTCTAATTGATTCAGCTAATATGTTTCTATATTTTGTAGCAGTTATTCTAACCATGCCTCTTGGTGCTTGTAACTGTGAATGTCCATTCTCTAATGCAGTTGCATAAGGTGCATTGTTTGTTAAATAGAAACTGTTTTCGCCGTTCCATTTCTTAGCTACTTTTTTAACTGCCGCCTTAGTAAATCGTTTAGATTTGTCTTGTCCTGCTAATTCATTAGTTGCAGGGCTACCTATAGTTGCTTGCCAATTCTTAACGAAATGTCCTGCTTTATAATTTTTGGGCGCGGGGTTCTTCCATAATGCAGGATTACCTACTGGTGATATATGTACTATCTCCAATGCAATCTGCTTTGCAGTTTTGCGTAGCACTTTAACTGGCAATCCTTTATATATATCCAGTGTTTCTTTTATGCTTTCATATCCCTTACGTGCCATTACTTACGTACCTGCAAGTTGGCCGCAACAACATCACTGCCATTTGGTCTTATCTCACTAATATTAATTACCTTAAATGTATCAGAACCTATGACTACTGTATCTCCTACATGAAAGTCATGCCCCTCAACTAACATACGTCTGTCATTCTCTGTGACTGTCTCACCTGCACGATCTGCATTGTTATAGTCAAATACACAAGCATACTTTTTAAATGTACTTGTCGTTTGTGCTTTTGCACCCGTTGCAGGATTGTATGCGCCATCAGTTGTACGTGTAAACGTAAACTCCTCACCAAATCTTGTAATAAGTGCTTCTGCTGACTTAGTGATTGGCGAATAATTATATGCCATGTTTATGCACGCATTACTGTGTTAGGTGATTGTACTAACTTTCTCAGTGCTCTTGACAATGCAGGTGTCTGTCGTTGTTGCCCTGCTGTATCTTTATATGTAATAGATATTACATCAACGCTTTCACTAACAACTTGTCTATCTATTGGGTCTTGCTTGCTGTCACCATCAATAACTGTCTTAACAGCCTCATATACTGCTACCTTTAGTTCGTCTGGTATTGTACTAGCATCTAAACCAAAGCCATCAATAACTACATTAACTCTTGGCCACTGTAATGATTGTGTTTCTGTTTCCTTAAAGCCTATAAAGCTCAAGTCCTCAATGTAATCCATTGCACGTAAAATATATGAGTTGACATGACTATCACTACTATACGTGATTAACCTTGCATCTGCCCAAGCCTTAAATTCTGCTAGGCTAACATATGTATTAGCACCTGCAACGCGACTTCCATCTTCAACAATTAATGTCATTGTTTAAGCCTTTTCGTAACCGCCTGAGCGATAGTTTTCTACTTCTGTGGGGTGCACGTCTGCGGTCTTGCCGTCTGGTCGTACCATTTTAACTGTTTTAGCCACTTTGGGCTTGGCAATTTTCTTTGCGGGTTTCTTTTTAAGTGCCATTTTATTTACCTCGCTTTGTTATGTTTGAGTAAAGGGACGGCAGATGCCGCCCCCTGTCATCAGTCTCGACTAACCGAGTAGTGTTGCTATGAAGTCTGGCTTCCAAGCTTTTACACCCCAAGCAACAGCAACTTCGATCATTGCCTTGCGATATCCTTTATACATACGTACTTCGAATACCATGCCTGAATGTGGGTCTTGTACCAAGATAGCATCGTCTGCGGTGTCTCCGCCTTCTGGAACAGCAGGTGCTCTAACAGCTAACTCTAACGCACGTCTGTGCATTGCAATGTTTGCTGTGTATGAGTTACCAACTGTTATAGCGGCATTGTCTGCGGCGGCTGAACGTAGTCCAGTTTGACCGATAACAAATGAACCACCAGATAGAGCAGTGTTTACGCAATACTTATTGCTGTCACCATTGATTGTAATGATGTCACCTTTAAGGATTGTACCTGAACCACCGTCTGCCGCGATTGTTCTATCGCCAATAGCAGAAGAAGCATCGTTTACAAGATAGCTTGTACCAGTGCCTTTAGTGTGTGATTGCACTTGTGCTGACTCACGCATTGCAAGACCTTGTAGGTCAAGTAATACACCTTGTCTTAGCAAATCACTAGAACCTGCGTCTGAAACGCTTTGTAGTGTAGCTAACTGACGTAGGTTTGTACCTGCAACTGAGTTCATTATAAGTGAACACTGTCCGTCGTTTGATGGCATACCATTGTCAACTAAGATTTGACGTATTTCAGCTACGTCACCAAAGTTAGAACCGAATGGAGTAGTTCCTGCTGTACCGAAAGCACGTGAAGCGTTCTGATAAGCTTCTGTTGCAAGGTCTACTTCAATCTCGTTAGACAATGTTCTCATTGCTTGTACGAGTTGATCGCCATAAACAGTTTCAAAGCCAATACCATTGTTAAGGTGTCTTACATCTTCTCCAGTGTAAGGGATTTGTACTGCACGTGACTTAGAGATAGAAAGTGTTTTGCTATCTACTGTCTGATCTGTTCCTTCAGGAATAGTCATGCTCTCTGCTACGTCTACGGCTGATGCTTCACGAGTGAAAGATGCACGAACTGTATCGCCTTTTGCAACACGCTCTGAACCGTCTGCATTGATTGTTGAAGCAGGGATAAAGCCGACTAGCTCTCTACCTACTACGTCTGCGGCCTTATATATATCAGCCGCCAAGTTTGTTAATACGTTAGCCATTTGCGGCCTCCTATGTTAAATTAATCGTTGGTTATTTTGCCGCCTGACTTAATGTACTGCGCTCTCTGACCTTGAGACATACCATTAAAATCGTCACGACTTATTATTTTAGAACGCTCAGCACTGCTTTGCGACCTTGTGGCACTGCCACCCGACGATTGTGAACCGTCAACTAGAAAAGGGTAATTAGTTTTTATAGAACCTGTTAAGTCCTCCAGTGTTGATACAGTTAATGCACCAGACTGGTCTGTCACCCTCAATTCGCCATCAACAATAGT